AGCATCTGGGAAAGGCTATTCTTCGCTCCTGCGATCAGATTCTTGGCGGTTCCGGCGATCCCTTTCATGGCACTGCCTAAACCTGCAAAGCTCTTCTTTGCCAATTCAATTGCAGCGGTTTTAAAAGAGAATTTCCCCTGATCGCCGAATCCTTCGGCGTATGACGTTCTTGACTGCTGCTGCCCTGCAATGGCGCCGGAAAGACTCGCCTTCAAACCTGTGGCGGATCCGCTCTGCACTTTTTCCATCTGGTCGTAAAGGTTGGAAAGTTTCTGCTCGGTTTGATCGATGTCATAGTTCAAGCTTTTGAATGCTTCAGAATTCGGTTTCTTACCCATCTCGACCATCTTCGAATAGCGATCATAGAGTGAGTTCAGCTTGGCCGTGGTCTTATCCGCTTCATTTGCAAGATCGGAGATGCCTGTCAGACTCCCAATCTTCGCTTCTGTAGCGTTCATTTCTGCCTGAAGTTCATGGATTGCTTTGAGCGTTCCTTCCATTCCTTTTTTAGCAGCCGCATTGTTCGGAGACTTATCGAGAATCTTCTGGTATCTCTCCGTATCTTTTGACAGGCCCTTCATCTGCTGAGCCATGTCAGCAAACTGTTTTTTCAGCTCAGCAAGCTGTGACTTCACGTTCGTGCTGTCGAGCCTAGTGTCAAACTCAATCGACCCATCTGCCATACTGACTCCTTTCTCTTAATCGGGAAGAATCGAATTCCAGTAATTTTCCTCTTCCTTTTCTTCTTCTGTAAGTTTCTTCTTGATATCAACGAGGCTTTTATGCTGTCTGTAAAAATCCTGTTCTGTTTTATCCAGTTTCTTACCTTTTGACTTCTTCTGCCGGATCAGCAGAACCTGCGAAAAAAGGCCCTCATGAATCTCATTGAAATAGCCCAGGAACGTCCACCAGTGAATGTAAGGCTGGCTCCTTGTCTCGGTTCTGGCGACATCATTAACCGCGCTGAAGATCATCTGCTCATCCTGCTCCCAATCCATCAGCTTTCTGTGATTTGGCGGATCTTCCGAATAATCGTGCCCGCCATCAATGAACCAGTTGCACTGCTTAACGGCCTCCGGAATGTCATTTCGGCTGATCTTATCGACCCCGATCAGGGAATCGACCATGATGTATGCCTTTTCGCTGTCCGTCAGCTCCGGATCATTGAATGCTTCCAGAACAATAAGCACCCGCCGGAAATCTGTGTTGATTGGAACCTCTTTGCCGTTAATTCTTAACGCTTCCGGAAGGCATCCGATCATAAGCTTCCTTGTACTTCCCAATATTCTTCTGGGCCTTCTTCATTTCCAATTCGATATTCGGCTTGATGACAGCCTGCAGAGCCTTGAAGAACTTCTCATAGACCGTCTCACCACCGGACAGCGCCAGAGGGTTCTGCCGGCCGAAAATAATATCCGACGCGCCTGGATAAAACACCTCGTCAACCTGCTTGCGCATCATTTTGTTCAATGCCCGCACTGTGGCAACCTGCTGTTCATCGTCTGAGGCGGCTGTGCCTGCTGCCGTCATAGGAACTTCTTTCGATATCTTTTCGAGTTCCTTCTTCATCTCATCGATAGACTCCTGCATGCGGTCAATAATACCGATGTCCGCAGGATTAATTCGAAGAATTCGGTTTTCGTCTCCGTTAATTGCAAACTCTTTAAAGCCTTCATCAAAATTAAGAGATTCCATATCATCCTCCAAAAAATGGCAAAGGGAGCATATTTCAGCTCCCCTTATTCATTACGCCTTACGCTGCGGTGAACTTCTTGGTGCTAATGTCGAATGTTCCAACGACTGGATCGCCAAGGTAGTGCAGTGTAAACGGCGTCTGATACCCTGTCGTATCACCACCGGCACTTGTCACTTCAATCACTGCGGATTCCTTGACCGCTTCATATGCCGTTCCGGAGTCGCCGCTCTTCTTCCAGAGATGCACATCGACAACATCCGTTTTCAGATCGTCAAGCTCCAAACGATTATCGATGATGTTCTGGATGCGCTCAGCCAGAGCCGAACCCTCGCGCGCGTAGTAAGGGTCAACATCTGCAGTTGGCTTCGCGCCATACACATCAACCGAAACCTCGCCCAAAATGTTTTCCTTGTCTTCGGTCTCATAGTTGAATTCTTTGTTGAATTCTTCCAGATCCTTGCCAAGACGTTCATACGCCGCTTCACCAGACGTGGCAGTGTTGATGTAATGAGCCATCAGTTTCCGCGCGTACTTTTTGCCGTATTCTTCAGCCATTTGTATTCTCCTTTTCAATCAAATTCATAAATTCTATAAGTGACCGCGATCTGCATTTGATAACGGACACCATCGTTAATATCGCCGGTCGGAACATCAAAGATCATGGCGTTTGCGCATGATATCTTCGTAATTTCTCCCGGGAATTCAGCTCCATTCACCGACTCTGTGATGCTCTGCCCGCTCATGCTGTCGAGGTAGTAAGTCAGTTTCAGAAGGAAATCGGAATTTTTTAGCCTGTCGTAATCCTGAAAAGCATGAAGTCCGGTGTACAGTTGGAACGAAATCCGATATGTCGGATTCCCGATCATGTCCTCAGACACCTTTGAGGCGCCATTCGAAAACAGACCAGCGGAGCCGTCTCCGGCCTCGTTGTAATCCACATGCACTCCGTTGAATTCGTCCATGATGGACGTGTCCGTCAGGATCTGCTTGATCGTTTCTATAACGTTCACTGCTCGAACCTCCCGCCGGCTGCAGCTGCAGCGGCTTTTCCAATATCTGCTCCATGATCCGCTACCATGCGTTCAAACCAGTGCGATCCAGCAAGCGGGTTCACGGCCGTGCTGTAATTCAGCGGACGGCCAGATGGAACTTTTGGCGTGTTCGGCCTCGACCACTTTCGGCCAGTTCTTGGATCATAGAAGCACCCCTTGCCGGTATATGGATCGACATACAGCTCGCCATAGTAGAGATAGCGTGCGTATGGCGTGCTCTGTACTATTTTGCCTGGCCCATAAATGGCGGTCCCTACTATTGCCGATATAGCCAGCGTTCCGATCTGCATCGGAACATAAGGCCGCATGTACCGCAAGCACTCGGAATCGATCACCTGCTGCACATAGCCGCCCTCGTCAAGCCCGTGATTCTTCATGATCAGATCAGGGTCCAGATTAAAGTGTGCAACTATTTGCATGACAGCTCCCAGTGCCTCATTCTGGCACTTCCATAATCTTTGTAATCTGCCCGCATAATCGTCTTGGCTCCAGCGCTCTGGATCTTCTTCAGACCGCCCGACAATCCAGCAGAAGTCGATGTGTCAACGTTGATATCGATAACGCCTTCGATAATGAAGTCGTGACCATTGGTAAATTCCAGCTTTTCATCCGTCTTGAACATGCAAAAAGCTGACTCCGTATAGTCCAGACCGGTCTTTGATGCGGACGAAATCGATGTTTCGGTGTAAAAGCAATGCGGAATCAGCAGCGGTTTGTATCCGTTACTCTTCAGGTAGAGCGTGCACGACGTATTCGTATACATGTCAGATCCCCCGATATAGCAGGCCCGTCGGTGCCAGCCATGTGCGTGCGGATACCACAGCCGCTTTTTTCGCCTCTGCGATCCTGTCAGAAGCCGCAACGCTCCGATAGGTGACGGAATACTCACCCACCTTCTCCGATGCGATATTTGCTGCATCTGCGGCCGTATCTGAGGGCTCCAGAACGCCAAACAGCTGCTCAGCCGCTGCGCATGTTGCCATCTTTACTTCCGTGGCATCTGCGTAGTCATCCGATTTACCGATCGTCAGTTCCCTAATGATGGTCTCTGCCTGCATCTCGTAGTAATCAAACCGGTCGCTTGAAATCGCGGTGCCTTTGTATGTGTTCGAGTAATATGTATAGTCTACGTATGCCATTGCTCTCTCCTAGCTGAAGGAAGGGAGCACTCAGGCCCCCTTCTTTTTCCCTGCTTTGACAGGCTTTGCGGCTTTTTCAGCCTCAGCCTTTTTCTTCTCTTCAAGCGCAGCTTTCTCAGCTGCGGTCAGCCCGACGATCGTCATCAGGCTGCGGTGTGGGTATAGATGCCCGCAACCTTGTTCTCATACACATCGCAAATGCCGTATGCATGATAGAAGAAGCGCCATGCATCGTCCTCCTGATTGTCGGCCGGAGAGATGACCTTGTTCACGATGTTCTTCATGAACTGGATAACCGCCGAACGGGAGATGATCTGGAAATTGATCGCCTTGCCGCTGGTGGAGTCAACCTTGAAACCGCCTTTCTCTTCGCCAGAAGTACGGCCATCCTGCAGATCAATTACGGAATAGAAACGAGGTGCCGGAACTGTCACAACGCCTGCGAAACGCTCCAGGGCTGCGCGGCTCTTGGTCGTATCCATGTCGTTGACTGCCGAAACACCGGTAGACGTAATGAACAGCAGACGGTCATTCATCGGGACGTCGGCATCATCCATTGCGGTAGATGCGGCAGAGAGGGCCTTGATCCATGCCCCGCCATCCGCAAGCGCAGCGGCGACCTTGGTACCCTTTGCGGCATAGGATGCGAAACGGAACGCATCAATCTCCGGTGCAACCTTGGTACGGATGAACTCCGCCGACAGCTTGCCGAATGCAATGCCTGCCGTTTCCTGATTGTCCATATCGTTTACATCGAAACGACGAGCACGGTCATAGTTCGCCTTGTGGGTCTCGTATTCAATCGATACAGAGCCCTGCGCATAACCACCGGCATTGCGCTTGTAATCAGCGAGGCCGTCCATATCCATCTTCGGGATCAGGAACTCGCCCGCATTTGCGCCCTGCTGTACAAGATCGTTGGCTCCATCGAGTGCAGCCGTTACAGATGAAGTCGCATAGACTTCATCGATCTGGTCGATATACTGCTTGAAAAGTTCAATACTATTCGGCATTTAATTCTCCTTCTTAGGCTTTAAGCCCATTACACGTCGTGCCTGTGCGATTTTCTGCTCATCAAGAGTAAAGCCGGAGCTCGATCCGCCTGTTCCCCCAACCGCATTCTTTACCGGTTCTTTTGAGGTGAACAGATAGTCGTTGTCCTTCTTGAGATCTTCGATCGCCTTGGCGACATCGTCCTTCTGATTCTTGGATGCCTTCAGAGTTCCGATGTCAAGCAGCGCAGAGATTGCCTTTGCATTGCGACCGCCTGCGCTGGCGATTGCACCGTTTAACAGATCGCTGAAATCCCGATCGGCGATCTTCTGCTCATAGTCAGCCTTCTGACTGGCGAGCTTCTGATTCAGCTCCGTGATCGTCTCTGTCAGCTTCGAAGGATCGATTCCGTCGAACTTCTTAAGCGACTCTGTAGCTGTACTCAGCTGAGCCTTAAGCCCCTCGACTTCCGTCTTGTGCTTGTCCTTCTCAGCGTTAACGTCAACGCCGTTAAGCTTGAAGACTTCCTTGATCTGATCGTCTGTTAATCCGAGTGCCTTTAATTCTTCTGTTTTCATAAACTCCTCTAGGTTTGTTGAAGCGGTCACCATCCGCTGAGTGGACTGTTTAAGGTCTGATCTCCCGACCAAATAAAAACGCCCATCTCTGGACGTTATTACCAATTCTTGGCCACCGACAGGATGATCGCAAAGACCAAATAGCATATAACTGCAATGAAGATCCAACGTGGCGCGTCTGACTTCCATAGTAGCCACCAATAGAATATTTCCCTGATCATTTGCCCCTTGAATTCTCCCTTCGGTTTGCTATATTTAAAGCGTAAGAGCAACTGTCCCATGCCTGGATTAAGTTCCCCTGTGGTTGGCAGTAGCTCTTTTTTTATGCTCTTTTTAATGCCTTTGCAACTATATCGTTCTTCACAATAATAATTTCGTTTACAAACCTCGTTTGATTTGACCTGAACACCTCTGATAGCTGATCGTTAACTTGAGAATCGGATAACGGACAATCCGTAAGATCTAGTATGAACTTATGAGACTGTGCTTCTTTATCCTTAATTGCATTTCGTATAGTGTTCTTTCCACTGCCATGAAGCGTTTTTAAATCATACTTAACGCCATAGCTCCCAATAAAAAAGTCAGGTGACTTAACGTTTTCTATCTTTGGGAGTCTCCACACACGCCGGCCATAATGGACTGAAATCACGTTTGCTATGTTCTCCTCCTCTGGATCATGAAGATACCGCACATGTTTTCCGTCAACATGATACAAAACGCCTTCATAAACAAAATCACTTCCGACTTCAGTATTTTCTGCAGCTGTTGTATTTGCGTCACGTTTCCACTCATCTGTAATATCAACCGTCCCTGGGATTTCACTCTTTGGCGTTGCCACCAAAGACTTTTTTATCGATCCCGGTGTGATGTAATAAAGTGCCGATGGAGATGGAGAGAACGATTCCTTAGTAGCGGATGAACTTCCTTCGATAGGTATTTCTTCTGTTTTCTTTACATGCTTAACCTCCGAATTAAAAACCCGATTCATCTGCTCAGGCAGGCCCATCTTTTCGGAGAACTGTTTGTACTCCTGATAGGTTGCTGCACGCTTTGTCTTCAGGGCTGTGATCTCGTTACTGTCAACGCCTGCCTGCTTCAACAATCGAATCTTTTCATCCTGCACCCGCATCCGGCGCTCCAGTGCGCGTTGGTACTGTGTCGCTTCGTATCCGGTGTATTCCTTCCCTCGCCATTCCTTCGTCTCAACCGATTTTTTGTAAATGTCAGCCAGTTGCTCATCCGTATAGGTCCGCTTGCTGACGCCTGGAATGAACGGGTAATAGCTGTGCCGGCAATTCCACCCGAGAAGCCCCGGGCCGGTTCCGAGTCCGCAGATCTCGACCAGCTGCTTACGGCTGTAAACCTTGCCCTGCCATAGTGCATGACTCGGCCGTGCCGTCAGATGCGCGGAAACTTCGAAATACTCCGTTTGAAGCTTTCCGGCATTGGCGTCGCTGATCTTGGATACCGCCTGATTGAATCCTGTGCGTACTGCTCTGCTGGCGGCCACATCAACACGATCCACGTGGCCTGACTCATAACTGATCGTGCGGATGCCGGAATTGCTCAGATCTGTAATGACGCGCTTCATCGTTGAATCGTAAGAAAAGGCGCCCGCCATCATCTCAACGGTCGCCCTGTTCAAGACGCCTTTGAAGTACTTTGTCAGATCCTCATTTTTTCCATCACGGAAGGCGATCCCAAGTGTTTTCGTGATGTTACTCATATCTCCGTTTGCCTGATCAATCAGTGCCTTAACCATCTGCTGCATAGTTTCATTTTTCTCGAAAGGGACGAATGGAATGCCTTGTGCCTTGTAAAGCTCAGCATCCTGCGCGTATCCTTCGGAGAGGACTTCGTTGAACATATCTTCCATCTGTTTCTGGCTTTTATTCGTGTACTGCTGAATAACCTGCCGGAGATCATGATCATAGGTCCGCATCTGGGTGGCAACGTAAAGCTGATAGTCAATGGTCCGTGTGATCTTATTCAGCTCACCCAGACGGTTCACGATGTCGAATGTGATGTCGTTCTCCATTTCACGGAACAGCTTCGCGATTTCATCAGGAACGCGGTCCATCTGATCGTTCGTGAACATCTCAGCTCATCTCTCCACCTGACTGCCCCATCAGAGCAGCCGTCACGTCTGCGATCTTCTGCGCGGCTGTCTTCTCATCCTCGCCATACCATTTCTGCCGGTACTCAATCTTGCTCATGACTCCCATCTGTACATCGATGCGATCCTGTGCCCGCTCCGTCTCCTCGTCGGTCTTGATCGAGTCATGGAACGTGCATTCGAAGCCGATGTCCTGCGTGTACATGGCCGCATAGAACGCCAGTGCTTCCGCGAATCCTTCAAGGCACTGCTTCAGATTGTTCTGAATTGCGTTGACCTGATTATATTTCCGGTTCTGCGATACCTTGATCTCCTGCGCCGTCTTCTCGACGACTTCATCGCCCTTGGACAGGTCGCCATACGACAGGGACACCGCGTGCTCGATCTGTCGCTTGTATTCGTTCAGACCGTTGATGAAGCTTTCATCGCGGATCTCCGGACTGTGCTCTTGCCACATGTTCTCTGCACCATCGACGCCGACGAACATCTTGTCCTTGCCCTTCGGTGCTTTCCACTTGTACCCGCTGCCTGACTGTACCTTTTTCAATGCCGTATAGTCAGCGAACACAAGACGCTCACCACTTGAGTATTCCCAATCGAGACGACCGAACTGGATGTCCGCCTTCCGGATCAGATCCTCCGCGTCGGCATAGATCGAAACACCGGTCATGCTGCCGTCGATCTTGTTCGGCAGCGGGTTCCGGTAATAGCCGAAATCCATTCGGTCCATCCCAGGGTAGAGCACATCCGGTGCCAGATCGGCCCATTCCTGTACAGCTGTGATGCTGATCTCATTGCCGAATTCTCCCTTCGTGCCTTTGAAGGCACGATTGCGGATTCTCAGCCCTTCAGGGCTTAGCTCATGAATCTCCAGACGGTAATAAACGTCATAGTCTCCGATCGGTTTCACCTGTACAAACGCGCACCGACGCAGACTCCCGTCCGATGCAAACTCGAGCGGGATAATCCGGTCGGCGGGAATGTATTCCCATCCCCCTGTGCTCCCGATCGGCTTAATTACGAACGTTCCAAGCGCAAGCCCCATCTGCATGTTCTCGTTCAGCGTGCCAAGCGCCTTCTGGTAGATCTCATTCAGCGCTTCATTTTCGATATGCGTATCCATCTCGGACAGCGCGACGTTTGTAAACTCCCGGCATATCTGACTCTCGAGATGTAACGACTTCACGCCGTCGTCATCCGTCAGATTCACCCACGGGGCTTTGCCGGTGATCATCAGATACCATTTTTCAATGGCCTGAATCATTTCCGTCGACAGCGTTACCTGTTCGCCTGTGGCTGTATTCAGCCTGTCTCTTGAGAACATTCTCCTGATCACCTCTCCAATCTTCATTAACAGATTAATAATCCACATTTACTGCCCCCGCTTTCTCCACACCGGGAACATCGCATAGCGAACACTGTCGATCGCATGGTTGTTTGCGTCCGGATATCCTTCGATCACTTTTCCGTCACGGTCCCGCTCGTACTCGTATTTCGTAAATTCTTTCGTTGTTTCCGGGCAGTCAACCGGATCGATGACGATCTCAACCAATGACTGCAGCCACTTCATAGAATAGCGAACGCTGTCCGGTCCTTTAATAACGCCGCGTGCTGGCATTCCATAGGATTTCCAGTCGGCGACGCTCTTTGGCTCGGCAGAGTCGCAGTAAATAATTCCGTCGTCAACGCTCTGGATCAGCTTTCCATCCGGCCCCATAATGTCAAACTTCTCGCGGACCGCATGCGCTGTCTCCTCATTGCTCATCTTGTTCGCGCGCAACTCTCCGTAAATAAAAAGCCGCATCTCTGCAGCGTTGTAATACATTCGGGAAAAATGGAACGGGTCTGGAAACCAGCCCCAGTCCACGCCTTCGTAGATCCGATCAAACTCTTTGCGTTCTTCCTCCGTAATCTCCCGGACTGTAACGTTATCGAACACCATGCCGCCGGTCCCATTTGCCTTACCCAGGTATTCATTTTCGTAAGCGGCCGGGTTCTTTTCCTTCATTTCTTCTGCTTCTGCCAACCAGTCTTTACCAAGCCACTGACGCGGCACGTCGAGGTAGGACGATAAGCTGTCGTACCGGTTGCTGGATGGAGTCATAACGTACTCATTCGCCCAGTTGATAACACTGCGCGGAGGGTTGAACGACTTGAAGATCCAAGCATCATCACCGCCGCGCATCGAGGACTGCTGAATATTGCGGACTGACTCCGGCCCGCTGAACTGGTCGAGCTCTTCAAACCAAAGAATGCCAATGTAACCAGACTGTGGCTTGATCGACTTGATCTTACCGACGTCATCCGCGCCACGGAAGAAAATCACCTGTCCGGTACTGATCCTTGTGATCTCAGCCGGGCTCTTTTTGGCTTTGAATTCGTCTTGAAGATCCAGCTCATTGATCGCCCATACCAGCTGGTTATACACGGATCCGGCAATCGTGTTGCTGACCTGCCGCAGGACAAGAGCGTTAAGCGTTGGATGACGCATCATCAGATCAATGATCGCAAGGGAGACGAAAGACGACTTACCAGATCCACGGCCACCGCGCAGGCAGTATTCGATGTGTCCGTGCTCATTGATGTCCTGATAGACCTTAGCGAATGGCCAAGCAAACGAAAGAGCCGGGATGCCTTTATACTCCTGCGCTTGTTTGGCATTCTTCGCCGCCTCGTACTCTTCCATTTCGATCTTGTGCTGATCCAGTTTGATCTGTAGCTCCTGCTTTTTCAGCTCATAGTCTTTTTTCTCGGCATCAGTCATCCCGCAATCAGTGATCTGATTGGCAAGTGCGATGGCTTTAACGTTTCCGGCCCTGACCTGCCCGAAGAGGGAAATTGCCATCACGTCGGTATTGTCCTTGATCTCATCCGGTGAGATGCCAAGAGCGGCCGCGATCTCATTGCGGTCTTTTTCCTTTGGCTTCATGGCCATGATGGTTGAGAAGGCCTGACGGAGATTGCGTTTCTGTTTTCTTACGGATCCAGATTTCTTTCCGCCTTTCTTTGCTATTTCTCTCTGTTCGCTCTCTGTTCGCTTGTCAAAAGGAATGAGGTTCTTATCTTTGGCTTTATTTGCGGCATTTCGCGGTCTTCCTGACGTTTTCTTCGCCTTTGCCATGAAATATACCTCCTTCCTTGAACAACTCTATATCAGCCTCCTTTGCCGACAAAAAAGCACTCCATTGCTGAAGTGCTTGATATTAACAAGGGTCCCGACTCGAACGGGGTATCTCCGCAGTGGGATTACTCCCATACATCACAGCGTGTGTCCTATCACACTATCTCCTTGCTAAATAATCTTGCCACAATTTATTAACACGTTCAACCATTCGTTTTTCTTCCGTCGTTAAATTTGCATAGCCTTTTGGCTGGTCGTTTTTCCTGTGATCAAGCCCATGATGGACATGGGGTAGAACTCCACATGGCATCAGCATATCCAAATTCCTGAATGCTGTTTTTGATGTTTTCATACTCCGGATCACCAGGGCGAAGTTCTTCACGGGGATTGTATGCTGCCGGCTTCAGATCGTTGATATTAACCACAATGTGCTTGAGCTGTTTCTTCATGCCAATCCCCCTTTCATGTTTCACGTTTTACAAAGTGCCCGTATTTGTAAGCATTACGTTATTTAATGCATCACCACCTGATCCCCCCTACCCCCCTTATCCTCCTACGGGATGAGTGCTGTGATGGATAATTAAATGCCCGAAGTAAGGCGATAACCTCCGGGCGTGTTTTCCGATCAGACAGCATGACAGACGCGGCAGGATGTACCGCTTTCGGAGGATTCTGATCGGCGCGCCTGCCCCAGCTGGCAGGTACCATAGTTTTCTTTTTCTGCCGGTCCGCTCGATACAAACAAAAAAACCGAAGCTGGTTGGTGGCTCCGGTTTCTTGTGCATGGACTTGACAGATTTTCCACCGGTGGGGATGCTGAGCAGACATCTCGTTCTTGTGTTGGATGCCTCATCCCACCTACGCGCATAGTAGCACGTTTTTTCATTTCAAAATTGAAAAAAATTCGGGTTTCTGCCTTTTGACCATGTCTTTTAGGATCGAATTTCGCCGGTAATAGACAGTTCTCAGCTCGACGTTTCGCTCCTGCGCCATGATCACCGCCGGGATGCGATACCAGTACATGTCTTCAAGGAAATCAACATCATCCGGGTCCATGCCGACCAGCAGATGCTCAACATCCGCGACATTCTCTTCCGCTTGAACCATCCGGCGGTAAAGCATCTGTAGCCTCGCGTCTTGCTCTTCGAACGTGATCTCAGTCTTTGCTCCGGTAGATCTTCCGGGCGTGTCCGTCTTGATCCGGATGCCTCGCGGAGAGCCGAGAGAGAGAGCGTACTCCATGTACGCGTCCTCTGCTCCCAGCATGCGGTTAACGTTGCGCCTAAATGCATAGAGCCTATCACTCAGCTCCCGGATCCTCTGGTCCATCGCCTTTACCGCCCATTCTGCAAAATTCAACCGATGTAATCCCAAGTAATGCCATGATGCATGTCGCCGCAACGAACACCGTCAGGATCGCCAGCGTGATTGCCGTTGCCCACTTGAGCGCCACGAGGTATGTAACCCATAATCTCATGATTTATGTTCCTCCCTCTCAGTCTTCTTTCCACTTCCAGTGCTTCCGGTGATAGCCAAGCCATTCCGCGTTTTCCTCCAGCTGCTCATCGGTGATACTGCCGGTAGGCAGGCCGTTGTGTGCTTCAATTTTCTTCTTTGCTTGTGCTGTTGATAGGTTTCCCTTCTCCCACTGCAGCAGCACTGCTCGGTCTTGATCCGGCCGTCCCTTCCATGCGATTCGGTGTGCTGGTTCTTTCGGTTTATTCGTCATCGCTTCCCCCGGCTAAAGCCCAAGTTCCTCCAACGTGTACCAACGATCAGGCTCCATGTCTTTGTACATCGTCCCCGCCTTAAAATTTGGAAGGTAAAAACTCTTTTCCCAGTTGAATCTCCCATTGAATCTTAGGTATTCATAGCGTTCGCCACCTCTCTTGCAAATTCCCGTCACTCTATTTCTAAACGGCCTGATTACTGCGCTCAAATATCTGCGCTCCGCATCATCAAGAATCTGCGGATGCACTATGGCTTCAAGACTGACAAGATCATCACCACATTTGATGCTTTCAAAAATTGGCACAAAATCGTTAGAAACAATCGTATAATCATCGACTGGAGTTATCTTTTTACATGCGTACAGAGTACCGACGCTGTTTTTAGTAAGCCACTTATAGCCTTCTTTCAGCAGGTTTTTCGCTGTCTGAATCTCAATCTCACTGTATTTATTCACGATTGTTCTCCTTTTCTTCATCCATCTTTGCGCCGCATCCTTCGCAATAGTCAGGAATATATCCGTCCTCTACCTCACGTTCAATTCCACATCGTGAGCATTTAAGCGTTGCCAACTCGTCTACACAATCAAGAGCAATCACGGTCCAATGTGCATGTTTCACTGGTTCTGCATCAATGGTTTTTGCCTTGTTGACATAATCCTCCGCACATGCAATTTCCATTGATCTGTTCCCATCCACATTCGTGAAACTTTCCTGATACTCCCCGCTCCGCATCAGTGCTAATGATCTAAATACTTCTATCAGTTCATCAGCGTTAATCAGTCTCATCTTTTGCCTCCTCCGGCGGCTCTGGTAGCGGCATCCAATGCGTGACTTTTGTCCCCGCCACTGTATTCCAAACAGCGTCCTCATTACCATCAAACATCGTGGCTTCAACAATATTAAATTCGTCGCATGTAATGTACATTGCTCTGTGTCCCGGCATTCTGTCATTTACGCTGATCCAGTTCATAGTCCCAGCTCCTCAAGCGTGTACTTCCTACCAACCTTCATCCCCTTGTACATAGTGCCTTTTTCAAACGGTGGGAACACCATATACCTGTTTTTTGTGCCAATGCAGATCATTTCACATTGCGACTGTTCTGCTTTTTCTATGCTATAAACGTCATTTCTGAACGGCCTGATCACCGCTGACATATACCGCTTTTCCGCCTCGTCAAGAATCGGCTCAACATGCTCTTGATCAAGCCAAAAGAACACTGCTGTTGCGCTGTTGTTAAAAACCGTATCTACTTCTCCCAATTTCGCAAACCAGCCTTTTTCAGTTCTAATGCAGATGTCATACCCGTGCTTACCTTTATCAGCGGGTAAGGCATGTAAACTGCTAAATCCATAACCATTTTTGACCATCCATTCGGCATTAGTTGCCATGTTCTTCTCCTCCCTGTTCCAGCTTTTTTCGACGCCTCGTATTTCGCACAGAAGTGCCCCAATTTTGAATTTTTTTCTCCGGACGAGTATTTCTCCTCACGACATCGAGTTTCTCGGATTTCGGCCACTTCCGGTCGAAATTCGGCAGGTCTAGGCGCGTTGCTCATTGTCTGCTCCTCCTGCCAGCATTTTCTGGATCTCGTGCCGCTGCTCGATTGTCATGTGCCCGGGATCCTGCAGTGCCTTCACGCGCTGGTCCTCCGGGAAGAACTCGATTGCCATGTTTTCCAGCACGTAGTGCGGCGTCGAGTTGATGTAAGCCCGAATCATACCGACCGTCGGTGCGAACTCACGGTCGGTATCGTAGATGAAGTGCCAAACAGCCACCATCACGTCCAGTGCGTCGTCTTCCTGCAGCGCTTTGCTCCAGAGTTCCAGAAATGCCTCGCCCTGCTCTTTGTTCCAGCGCAGGAAGCTCTGCGGGTAAGCTGTCCGCAGTACGGTCAGGATCTGTCGTGTTTCTTCGTAGGTCATGCTCTATGCCTCCTCTCGTTCTGCTTTGCCTGCTCAAAACGGCAGATCGTCATCGACCGGCTCCCGTTGTCGCAATCGCACTCCTCCGGGCGGCTGCATCTGCTGGTTCAGGTAGCCTTCGAACTTCCCGGCGAAGAGGGTCTCTGGGCGCAGGAACTTCGACATGTACGGATCCTGCAGCCACTCGTTGCACTTTTTATCGATCACCATCTTGCAGTCGTCCACGGTAAACCCTTCGCCCAACCGTGCGATGATGTGCTTCGTGCTCGACTTCGAGTATCGGTACTTTGATCCGGTTTTGGCGTTGAGGTAGTCGATGACCAGTTTGGCGTCTTGGGCGAGTTTTGCCTTCTTCGCCTGTTTGGGCGCACTAACCCCATCGGCATCGTCGGGATTTCCCGACATAATATCTTTTGTATTGGGATTGGTATTGGGATTGGGATTGGGATTCTGCGCCCGCGCGAGCCGCAAGTTGCCGCCGGTTGTTGCAAGTTCGCCGCGAGTTGCGGCGAGTTGCGGCGAGTTGTCGCAAACCGGCCGCAAATATAGTCCTTGATCCATATAATCGGCCGTTTTTCCTTCATCCTGACCGGTCGTTTTCGCGATTAAAGTGGCCGGTTTTTCACCGTTTAGTTCGTCTTTTTGCTCATTTTCGACGTTTTCTTCAGTTTCACGTTCGTTTTCTTCATCTTTTGAGTCTTCTTCGATGATTTCCGCTTCTTCCTCTTCCGGCTCGAGCTCGTCGATGTCGTCAAGTTCTTCCGCCTCCAATGTCTGGATCTCTGCTCCGTCGCTGTCCGGTGCCGGATACTTGTGCTTCGAGTTCCGCAGCCGCTGAAAACGTGTCCACCCTGTCAGGTGGATGTAACGCTTTCCTTTTACCGTGTAATACTGGAGCATTCCCTGCTGTGCGAGTGCGTCCAGTGCTGTTTCGATGTCCTTGAGGCTGACGTCTTTGAGAGGGAATACCGCAGCTCGGATGATCTTCGCTCGTGCGTCGAAGTTACCGTAATCATCGACGGAGACCAGCAGTCGGTAAAAGAACGACTCCTGAAAGAAGTCCAGCTCATCGATTGAATCGCTTGTGCAAATGCTCGAATTGAGAATTCTGTTCGGCATTAGAGTATCCCTCCATTCTTGCGGCATACGAATGTATTTTGAATTCCTGTTGCCTGCTGCACGCGGTACTTGAAGCGCTCCGCGTTGCTGTTTCGATCGCTCAGATGCATCAGGAAGATGGCTTTGCATTTGATCAGGTCCATCTTTTCCAGATGCTTGATGCAGTGTGCGATGCTCATGTGCGCATTCACGATGCGCTGATACCGGTTCATTTCGGACCGGTTGTTTTCCTTTTTGGCTTGCTCATATGCGAAGTGAACTGTCTGACCGTCGTAATTTGCTTCGATCATGACGTAGTCCACCGGGATGCTGCTGAGGTCTGCGCTGAAGTATTTGCAGTCATTGAAGAAGAATGCCGTCTCCTGCGCTGTCCTGATGATGAATCCCAGGCTTTGAGGTGCGTCGTGCTCGACGCTGATCGGTGTCACCGTCGTATCGACTGCGATCACCTTTGCCTGCCCTGCCCGCAGCGT